AGGATACCTTGATGTTAAGGAGGGTACTTCATTCCCTTTGACATTTCAGGTAGGAGACATCAGAGATATAAGTCAAAGGAAAGGTAACTTTTCTAAGACTATTGTATTGGTAGGTAGTAAGAATAACAATAACCTGCTCAACCACTACTACGATGTGAACATCCAAGCAGGCACCTTTGACATCAATGCAGTGACTACCTGCTCAGTTATTCAGGATGGAATACCAGTCATGGAGAACGCTAGCCTACAGCTCACAGCCATTAAAAAGGTACAGCTCACTGAGCAATACGAAGAGCATGTGGAGTATGAGGTATTGATTAAAGAAAGCAAAGCAGATTTCTTTACAGCCATCAATAACCTTGAGCTAACCGATATAGATTTTAGTGACCTCAATCACACATACGATGCATTCAATGTGGTGAACAGGTTTACCAACACTGAGGTGGATGGCTTCAAGTACTTCCTCCCTGGTAGTGGGGATGCGTTCTACAGCACTCAGGAGTTCAAGCCTGCTATCTTTGCTAAGACTTACTTTGACCGTATCTTTGCTGACTCAGGGTTTACATACAATTGGCCTACTCTAAGCAATACTAAGTTTGACAAGCTCATCATTCCATACAACGGAGGTATAGATAACTTTGATTATTTAGACTATGTGGTGCGAGCAGAGAAGACTACACCTAGTACGGTGGTATCACCTCTATCACTTACTCCTACCACAGGTACCTATACATTCACAGGACTAACTGAGATAGAGGACCCTCAGAATATCTTTGACCCGGTAACAGGTGTGTATACTACACCATTCAACATAAGCTCAGCCAATGCTCAGTACTATGAGATAAAGATATTGGTTAATTTTAGTCTTGACATTATTTGTCCTGCAGGCAATGTATCAGTTGGTACACCTACATTCTACCTGAACTTTTTTAATGCACCATACAACGTAACATCGGTATCACCTTTTTACAATGGACCAGGTGCACCTGGAACAGGTACGACCAACATAACTACGGACACATTAATAGTAACAATACAGGCTAGCGACCCCAACATATTACCACAGCTCACTGCATTGACTAGCAATGTGCAGGCTATCTTTAACACTGCAGGAGGTTACTATATCTTACCGTATCAATTGAGCCTAACCATTAACTCGGCAGATATAACAATCACCCCGAGCAGTAACATTGTGGCCATTGGTGGTACCATTGATGTGAATGACTACGTGCCTAAAAAGATTAAACAGAATGAATTTGTTAAGGCTATATTTAACATGTTCAACCTGTATGCTGAGGTAGATAAGTCACAGCCTAATCAGCTCAACCTAATCCATAGGGATGACTACTATGATGCAGGTAAAGAGGTAGATTGGACATACAAGCTAGCCAAGGATAAAGAACAGTCACTGTCATTCTTACCTGAGCTAACAAGTAAGAAAGTAATACTCACATACAAGGCAGATAAGGATGGTCCTAATACGATCTACACAAATGCTACTAATCAAATCTACGGACAGGCAGAGGTTATCTTTGACAACGAGTATGTCAAGGATGTAACTACTAAGGATGTATTGTTCAGCCCTACACCAATCATTGATACAGTCTTTGGTGCATACGTGCCAATGATTGCAGGAGCACAGCCTGATGTTAACATCCGTATCTTGTATGACTCTACAGCTGAGGTAGGACTAACCACGTGCCAAGCGTTTAATATCTATGACTACGGTACAACGGGTATGACAGGTGTAACTACTTACCCATACGTAGGACATTTTGATGACCCACTCAATCCTACATGGGATTTGAACTATGCAACGTGTGCATACTACTACTACATGCCAAGTACCTTAACACAGAACAATCTGTACAACAGGTATTGGAGACGTACCATGGGGCAGATTAATAGTGGTAAGATGTTGACTGCATTCTTTAATCTCAAGGAGTCTGACATCCAACCATTAGAGCTCAATGATAAGATTAGGATTGACAATAGTTGGTGGAACATTAACAAGGTTATTGATTACAATGCTAATGCTAATCAGCTCACTCAGGTAGAACTTATCAGCATAGACACTGAGGTGCAGTTCATGCCCTTTGCTACAGGCTCCCCCTCCCCAGGTGTGGGTACCGGTAGTGTAGGACCAATCACTCAGGTGGCCAATGATACTATCATCAAGACTAAGACTGCCAACAGTAACATCGTACCTAACAGCACCTCAGGAGTGGTAACCGGTAAGGGTAACAATGTTAGCCCTGGGCTTAAGGTGGTAGTAGTAGCAGATGATGCTACGATTGATGAGGATGGTATCTACACTGATAACCTAGTGGTGTATGGTAAGGTGAACGGGATACCTGTTGACCCTCCCTACTACAGATACACAGCCATACTTAATCAATCAGGAACAGCTAACCCTACAGCAGATGTCAAAGAGTCTAGCTTTGGAGATATAGTATGGACTAGACAAAACCAAGGTGAGTATGAGGGAGCTATACAAAATTGGGACTTAGGTGCTATCCTAGGCAGTGAGCTAACGGTCATGATTAACAACGTTAACTTTGACGGGGTGATCAGTGCTCAGTATGTGCCATCAAATAACACTATAGATATATTAACCACTCAGATAGGAGTAGGCTTTGTAGATAACTACCTAGTCAACACTACTATTGAGATAAGATATTACAAGCCATAACATGAATGAAGTAGAAATACCATTAAAACTTGGCGGCATTGGCGCCATCAAGGCGGAATTAAAATCATTAAAGGGTGCCATTGCTGAAGCAACTGACCCTGCAGATATTGCCAGGTTATCACAACGAGCAGGTGAACTTAAGGACCAACTATCCGATGCCAATGAGGCAGTGAATACCTTTGCTACAGGCTCTAAGTTTGAGCAGGTCAGTAACTCATTAGGTGGTATCAAGGACTCATTGCTTAGCTTAGACTTTGAAGAGGCACAGCAGAAAGCTAATGTGTTTAAGAATGTAATAGGTGGCATTGACCCTAAGATGATAGCAGGAGGGTTTAAGTCCTTGACAGGGGTTATCATGACCATGGGTAGTGCATTCGTTTCATTAGGTGCAACCATTCTAGCTAACCCTATCTTTTTATTGGTGGCTGTGATTGTGGCTATTGTTGCTGCCATTGTTATCTTTCTCCACAAGATAGGGGTGCTACAGAAAGTACTTGACTTTTTAATGATACCTGTCAATGCATTGATTGATGGCCTCAAAGCATTAGGTGATTACCTAGGGTTGACTAGCTTTGCTGCCGATGAGAATGCGGAGAAGATGGCTAAGGCTAATGAGAAAACAGCAGAGAGTTCTAAGAAACGAGCTGATAAAATATCTGAGGGCTACGACCAAGAGATAGCCATGGCTAAGATAGCCGGCAAGGATACCACACAGCTAGAGCTTGACAAGTCAAGAGCACTGGAGAAAGAGTCTATCAAGAGAAAGGCGGCAGCTAAGAAAGCACTTGAGGCAATGAGGCACCAAGAGGGTGAAGAGGCAACTAAGAAAAGAGCTGAATTAAGAAAGCAGATTGAGGATGAGAATAAAATTATTAGAGGTGGTGTCAATGAACGCAAGAGAATTAAGGCTCAAGAGTTAGCGGATGAGAAAGAGGCTGAAAAGAAAGCAGGAGATGAGGCAGCAGCTGCAGCAGAAAAGGCTAGGGAGAAAGCTAAGCAGAACGCTAAGAATAGACTTGACAATGCAAGGACTCTAAGAGACTTTGAACTATCACAAATTAAGGATGCAAATGCAAGAGAGGTAGCTATCGTAAATGAGAAGTATGCCAGGTTAATGAATGACCTTAAGAATGATGCTAACAAAACAGCAGAAGAGAAAGCTAAGTTCAATGCAATGTTCTTAACGCAACAACAACAGGAACTTGATAAGCTTGCAGCAGATAAGACTAAGACTGAACAGGACAACTTAAAGAAAGGCAATGACATCATAGCTGATTTACAGCTCCAACTAATGGAGGAGGGAACTGAGAAAGAGTTAGCCATGACTAAGGCAAAGTATGACAAGCTAAGAGCTCAGACCTTGGCAGATACCACGCTAACGGAGGAGCAGAAGAAAACATTGACTCAACTATACAACGATCAGGAGGAGGCAGAAAATCAGAAGCGTGCAGATGCTAAGTTAAAACAACAAGATGCCTTAGCTAAAACATTGGCAGATGCAGAACTTACTGAGGACCAAAAGAAACTGCAGGCCCTTGAAACTAAATACGCTGAGGAATACAAACTAGCAGAGGGTAATGCTGCACTCCAATTGGCTCTTTTTAATAAACTAGAAAAGGATAAGGAAAAGCTAGCAAATGATGCAGCCCTAGCTCAAATTGAAGCTGACCAAAAAGCAAGGGATGCAAGGCTACAAATAGCTGCAGATATTGCCAATGGTATTAATACTGTAGGTGCTGCATTTATCAAGGACCAAAAGAAACTAGAGAAATTTAACAAGGCAAATGCATTGATACAGATAGGTATTGATACAGGTAAAGCCATCTCATCCCTCGTGGCTGCATCAAATGCTAACCCATTGAATGCTCCTACCGCAGGTGCTGCAGGGATTGCTCAGTTTGCTACCGGTATCATACAGATTGCTACCAACATTGCCAAGGCAAAGCAGATACTAACATCAGGTGGCACCCCTACATCAGGTGGTGGTGGTGGTAGTACAGGTGGTGGTGGTGAAAGTGCCAACGTAGCACAGCAAGTACCACAAGCTGCACAGCTCTTTGGCTCGGCTAATGCTGGAGGCACAATGAGTGCAGGAGGTACTACCAATGAAAGCTCCATGACTGTTACCGCTGTAGTGTCTGAGACTCAAGTAACCAACGTACAGAATAAGATAAACAAGATTAACAAAAACGCTGAATTATAATGAACTCACTACAAGCAATCATCGATCACATTGAGCAGTTCTATAACAATCACCTCCAGGTTAAAAAGGTGGGGAGTGATTTCAAGGAACAGCTATTTAACTTCGCTACTAAGGATGAGAAATATCCTATTGTTTTTATTGTGCCGGTAACTGTTAACCCTGCAGATAACACCTCAGAGTTTAACTTTGACATCTACTGCTTTGACATCATTCAAAAAGATAGGGCTAACATCATTACAATCCTTAGTGATACACAGCAGATATTGAATGACCTTTATGTTTACTTCACCTACAGCAATGACTATAGCTTTGATGTGATTGGTACACCTAACTTCCAACCTTTGAACAATGATCTACTTGACTACGCTGCAGGCTATGTCATGAATATAACCTTAACGGTTAATGATTGGACCAACTGTGCTGTGCCTTTACAATAAACATTTTGGAGGGTTAAAGTAATATAGGTATGAGTTCATCTAATTGGTGGGGAGATTGGAGGCCTAACCTCACACCTCACACAGGAAATTTACAGCCAACTGATTTGATAGAGTGCACTTCTATCTCATCTTTAGGAGTACCTACTAACACAGCCATTACAGGTGCTCAGATAATTGCAGCAGCATCGGGTGGTAGTGCAACCTGGGGAGGTATCACAGGAACGCTATCTAGTCAAACAGATTTACAGACTGCCTTGAATGCTAAGCAGGCTACCCTTGTTAGTGGCACAAACATCAAGACTGTTAATGGTAACTCATTGGTTGGTAGTGGGAATGTGAACATAGGTCCTAGATTATTAGGATGGAGTGGTTACCTAGGTACAACAACATCCGGTACAGCTATTACTGTATGTCACTCACTATTGATACCTGCCAATACTTTAAGCCTTAACAATATACTCCAGGTACAATTTAGAATGTTTCGACAAAGTGGTAACGTAGGACAGTTATACGGTAGGATATACTTCAATACTACCAATAGCCTAACCGGTGCTACTTTATTCAATACTACATTCACCATGAATGGGGGAGGCTCGCAGTATGTTGGATTAGTTGAAAGGAATTTTGGATACAATGGTACTGTATTAAGCAGTTATTCAAATACTGCATTTTCTGATTACACTACAGGGGTAGCTCTTAACGTATCATTCAACTATGCTGTAAATAATTACATCCTATTTACTATGCAATGCCAAAATATTGCGGATGTTGCTAACATAAATTTATTCAAAGTCTTTGCGTATGTTTAGTATTAACGGAATAGAGTACACAATAACAGGACCCATTGAGGTGATTAGTGATACTCAGCTGCATGTTGAAACTGATAAGGGTATCATTCTAGTGGATGATACAATGGAAATTTATAAAGCATTAACAAATGGCTAGATACGCAAACACAGGGGAGTTCAATGTGCTATATCCTACTAGGAGAAAGATGGCTACCATCCTCAAGAGAATAATTAGAAACGAGGTAGTAGATGGTGAGGGTACACTTGTAGAAAGTGTGCGTATCAATGCCAAGGTAACAGGCTTCCAAAAACTTGAGATACAAATAGTGGCCATGTACTACTTTATCTTCCTGAATAATGGGGTGCCACAAACAGCTAATGCCTATGGGCCGAATGGTGGCTCAATTGCTCCTAGAGATTTCGTTGCACAATTTACAGATGCAATGATGGAGGCAGGACTTATTGCTGAAATCTATCGGCAGTACACTGAATGGATTACAAAAAAGTATCCATTGGTCCAAGCAGTTGAGGTGCTTGAGAAACAGTACAAACTTGTGTACACATTTGAAGCTCTTGACCCTCCTGCAGGCTTCACTCCTGGCTTCCCATTAGATGTCTAACTCTTTCTTCATAGACAAAACATTGAACACATAGATGAGTGGTAGGGCACCAACCTTATCACTCTTTGTAATGTCCCCATTGGTCAACCCGTAGATGGTTTGCTCCCATGACCATTTAGCTTGAGCCTGTTCTTTCTCAATTTCTTTGACCTCTTCAGGGTCCATCTCCCTGCGTTCCTCATCACTTAGATCCTCATCAAGGTCACCACTAAATAAGTTCTCATACTTTTTAAGAAAGTCCTCCCTGTACTTCATGAACTCATGCACAATTCCATACACATCTGTGATTGGTAGGTCATGAAATTTCTCTGCTCTAATGTTGCAGTCAAACTCATACGGCTCAAGGACCTCATCCCCCCATTCATTCAACTTGCTGTGCCGGTAGCAGATAGCACATACCTTGTCAAGATTAGTAATGTAGTTATCACCAAAGAAATAGTCCAGGTCTATGTACTCGTAGAGGGTTAGCTTGTTGAATGGTTTGAACTTCATGCCTAGCAGTTCATGCTTGTATCTTTTGGATGGCTCGGAGGTACACCACTTGGCCTCTGCTACAAGTTCTGCCAACTCATCCACATCCATATCCTCAATGACCTCAATGGGCTCATCTGATAAAATAGAGAGAGCCTCACTGTTGTAGTGGTAGGCTCCCTGTTCTCTATCTATGCCACTAAATTCAATGAACTGCTCAAGCGTTACTTGGCTCCAATTCTGAGGTAGCTTGATCATTGGCTTGCTGTCCTATTTTTTGTGCGATAAACATAACGTAAGGAATAGAGATAGCTGCATTCAGTTTTCTAATGAGCTTTGCTTTCTGCTTGATGTGTGCATCTGTGTAGTGTTCAGTTGGTGTTAGGTCCTCCCGTTTGAACATGACTGCTAACATCTCGGAGATATATCCTTTCTCTTTTTTCAGTGTTATCTTTTCAATCAGTTTAGTATCTCTTACAGTTAACTTCATTTGTGCCTTGTACACGTATCCATCAATCTCAAGCTCTTCTACTGTTGGATATTCTTTGCGTTCTGCAGAGTTAAAATCTTTTACCATCCCCACAAAATCAGCAACATCATAATCCCAAAACTCACTTTCAGGAATGCCCAGGTATGCAAACACTTGGAGGTGCTTATCAATGGGGTCAAGTTCCTGATTGTTATTGATATCAGTGATGGCTTCGAACTGCTCAATGGTCAGCTCTTCTAGTTGGTTGGGAATCTCCCTGTTTAAGATAGTTATCATGTTTTAATTTTTGAACAAATATAGAGTTTTTTTAATATAGGTAGATGGCAAAAAAGAATATCCCTACCTATCAAATCACTATCGACCCAGCATACGCTGAAAATGGTGAGGACCTTGGCATTGAGCAAATAGCTTTTACAGCTACACCTGCAATCAAAGTTAAGGGGATGGCATTCAGTTCTCAAGCTAAGCCTTTATTTTTTTCGGATGAATTAAAATACCGTATCACTGCACCTGCTTTGATACCTATGGAGATTTACCGCTTTGATGAGGATAGCAAAGAGGAGTACAATGTCAAGTTCACTAAGGAAGAGATTGAGCTAATCCATGGCAAGTTCATGAAGCAGATGGTTAACCGAGATTTGTTTAATCTTGAGCATGACCAATCTAAGACTGTACCTGCCTATGTCCTTGAGGCATGGATAGTTGACACTCCAATGGAGGACAAAGCCTATTCATCATTTGGTATTGAGGTACCGGAGGGTACTCTTATGGTTACTGCTCAGGTAACGGATAAGGAATACTATGCAGAACTAGTTAGCCAAGAGCAGATTGGTTTCAGCATAGAGGGATACCTTGGGATGAAGCTTAAAGAGCAACAAACAAACAATATACAAATGAACAAATTACCTGATGGAGAGCATCTAATCGAGGGTAAAATCTATGTCGTAGTTGACGGAGAGGTTACTGAGATACGTGATGCTGAAGTAGTGGAGGCCTCTGAAGAGGTAGCCCTAGAAGATACTGTTGTCGAAGAGACAGTAACAGCAGAAATTCCTGCAGAGGAAGAGACAATGGCGGTTGACCCTGTAGTTGATGCAGAGGCAATCCTTGCTATTGTTAAGCCTGTAATGGATGAGCAAATGAATGCTTTACTTGCTATGATAGCTGACCTTAAAAACCAATTAGAGGAAGTTCTATCTGCTGAGGTAGAGGATGAGGTGGTGAGTGAGGCTGTGGCCATGAGTGCACAGCAACGTTTTTCTAGTGTAAACAAATTTATAAACAAATAAAACCATGCGTAAATTAAAATTCGACTTACAAATCGACCCAACTGCTTTATTAGCAGCAAACCCTGAGGCATTCTATTCTCAAGCTTACTTGAGCGAAGACACTGCTGACAACTACAGAACTCTTCCTGGAGTTAAGTACAAAACTAAATTAGCAACTGTTACTTTCGGTAACATCTTACAACCATCTAGCTGTTCTTTCTCAGCTCCTAATGATGATTTAGATGCGAAAGAGATTGACGTTTGTGCATTGTCTGCAATGGCTCAAATTTGTCAGTTTGACCTTGAGCAATCTTTCTTATCTCTTCAAATGAGCAAAGGATCTAACGGAGATTTCTCTGTTGCATCTTTCATGAGCTTCTATTGGGGTGAGATGGCTAACAAAATCAACGGAGACATCGAGTTAATCAGATGGCAAGGTGATACAACTTCATTAAACCCTACACTTGCTTTGTGTGATGGTTATGAAAAAGTATTAGGTCTTGATGTGAACGTTATCAATCCTGCTACTGCTCCTGCAATCGCTAACTTTGCTGCATTAGAGCTTGCTTTATCTGCTGCTTTATCTGCACTTCCTGCTACTATTGCTACTCGTACATCTGACTTGCGTATCTTTATGCCTACTCAGTTAGTTAATATGTACCGATTAGGAGTAGCTTCAGGTAACACTCAAGCATACATTACTCAAGATTTATCTTTGACTTACTTAGGTATCAAAATAGTTATCTGCCCGGGAATGAGCAATAACAAATTTGTTATCACTTTGAAAGACAACCTTATCTACGCATTCGATGCTGAGGGTGATAGCTCTGATTTGCGTGCAGTTAACTTAGCTGATACTGTAGCTGAGCCTTACATCAGAACTCGTGCTAACATGAAAGTTGGTTTCAACTTCGTGAACCCATCTGATATCTATTTCTACAATTAATAAATAACCATGAGCCCTCAGTGATGGGGGCTCTTTAATACTTTAACACAATGGCTTGTCAAGCATTAGAAGCAATCGTAAAAGGTTGCGAAAATAATAGTGGTGGTATTTATGGTATTTGGATTAACCAACAAGATGAGATTTTGTCTATCACTCCTGCAGACCCATCAGCGGGTGCGGGTTGGACAATAACAGCAATCACTCTTCAGGCTCCTCCTGTACTATTTGAAAACTACTATGTTCGTCGCAACACATCTAACTATACAGAGGACTCAACCATTGACCTAGTAAATGGTAGCTCTTTTGTGACTCAAACAATCAACTTAGTATTTCATAGACGTGAGGCTGCCAAGTCTCGTGCTATCAAAATTCTAGGTGCAGGACAACAGTACTTAGTAGCTATCGTACTTGATGCTAACGGTAAGTATTGGTACTTCCCATACTTACAGGTATCTGCAACTGCTGAGGGCTCAGGAACAGCTCGTGCGGATGGCTCTAAATATGCAGTTACTTTGGTAGCTGAAAATGAGTACCTAGCATATGAGGTAGATCCTGCTATCGTATCAGCATTACTTGCTCCTTAAAATCCTGCCTCTCTATATTGAAGCCCTGCCACATGGTGGGGCTTTTTTTATGAACATTTGACAAACCTAAATTAATATAGGTGTGATATACTTAGATCAAGGTGTTATTAATCAGTTTGTACTGACCCTCTCAGAGGTCACTACGGTTACTACACCGCACTACTTATTTGTGTTCACCAATGAAATGAATACCACAAGCACACCACAGCTCTTTACATCTGTTGATACAAGTGCTTACCCTGAAAGATACAACCTGTTTACTCTTGATGAGCCTACAGATATTGCACTCTTAAAGGGTCAGTACACATACCAGGTATATGAGAGCTCAACTGCATTCGTTTTGCCCCTTACAATAGCACAAACTACAGGAGTAGTTATTGAAGAGGGTAGAATGGTAGTAAGTGGTCCTGCAGGTACATCAATATACGATTAAAATATGGCTTGGTACGAAAGACTATTTAACAGCAAACCAAAAGGCCCCGAAATGGTGGAGGGCTATCAATCATTTAGCACCCCATTCCTACCGGTAGGAAGAGGCAACTTGACACTGCCTTACATCAATGGTAGATATGTTCAGGAGTCATGGGTTAGATTTGGTGAGGGCAACCTTTATCCTGAAATGTTGAATCAAATGTACTACAGCTCACCCCTACACGGAGCCATTGTGGACTTTAAGACCAATGCTGTGATTGGTGGAGGTTTCAACCTTACTACCGACAAGCTAACACCACAAGAAAAGCTAGAGATGTTTAGCTTTGAGAAAAAAGCTAACTTAAAGCACACCGTTAAGGCAGTTACAAAGCAGTTAATCATCCACAATCGTGTATATTTCAAGCTGTATTTTGGTGAAAAAAAGAAACTAATCAAGATTGAGAATGTTAGCCCTGAGAAAGTAAGGGTATCACCATGCAAAAGATACTATTATTTGTCAGATGATTGGAGTACCAGGATAGATACGGAGGTTATTAAGCCTTACCACATCACCTGTACGGATGAAATTCAGCTATATTGCTACGAGGTCAAGTCAGTTGGACAGGATTATTACCCACTACCTACCTATACGAGTGCATTAAACTTTGCTTTTTTGAGTGGTGAGCTATCTTACTTCGCAAAAAGTAACATTCAAAATAGTGTGTTCCCATCCTTTGCCATGATGTTCCCTAAACGACCACAGTCGGAAGAGGAAAAACACATGATCAAGGAAACCATTGACCGCCTCAAGGGTGCAGCCAATGCAGGTAAAGCTGTGGCATTTTTTGCTAACAGTGCGGACCAACTACCTAAGATTGAAAGCCTACCAACTAATGCCAATGACAAGCTATTCCATGAGGCATCTGCACTGAATACGGAGCAGATTTGTTTCAGCCACACCATTGACCCTATCCTAATGGGTATCCGTACCACAGGTAGCTTGGGTAATGGGTCCGATATCAAGCAGGCCTATGTGATATTTGAAAAGAATGTAGTGATGGAGCTACGTCAACAGGTAGTGACTATCTTTCAAGAGATACTGACCATTGCTCGCATCCCTGCTGAGTTCACAATCAATAACTTTCAAATTATTGGTGATGCTATTGTTGAGGTAGATGAAGAGACAGCAAAAGTTAAGGATGCATTAAACAACTTGAGTGATGCACTACTCGGTAAAGTACTTGAGAAAATGACTACCAATGAGATACGGGCTCTAGCCTCACTACCTCCAATTGATGAACCTACTAACCCTGCTCAGTAATGTTATATTTTATCACTGAAACCTACCTAAAAACAAACACACCCATTACAGCCAATGTGGATGTGACTGATGTAACCCCATACATTGCTACACAATCAGCACTACGGATACAGCCTATCCTGGGCACTACGTTCTACAATCACATGTTGACTGCTTACAACAATCAAACTCTTACACCGGATGAAATAGATCTAGTAGAGTTCATTCAACCTGTCATTGCATGGAGGAGTGCAGAGGATGCAGTATTTGGGTTGACCTATCAGCTAAAAAACAAAGGACTTCAAACTCAAAACGGAGATTATTCTGCAAGCGTATCCCGTTCAGAGGTGGCCTTTGGCATGGAGCACTATGCACAGAAAGCTAGTTTCTTTGAGCAACGTCTTATTAGATGGCTCCTAGCTAACCGCAACCTGTTCCCTATATTCATTGGTAGCACCAACATGGACACTGACCTTAGACCAATGTTTAACCATTGCTCTTGCATTAATCAATATCAAACTACCTGCACAGGGATGTGTGGCAACTTCCTTGAGAACGGATATAACAACAGCATCCTAATCTTGTAATGAACTCACAGCTCACCATACTACTCGCTACAATGAAAGCCAATTGGTTTAAGTTGTTAGCTGTTATCAGTACATTCCTAATGCCAATCTCAGGGCTATTGTTCCTTGTTGGGTTTGTCATTCTATTGGATACGATAACAGGAGTATGGAAGAGCATCAAACACAAGGTGCCAATCACAAGCAGAGGGCTATCTGCTATCATTAGTAAGATGTTATTGTATGAGGTAACCGTGATAATGTTCTACATGATAGACCAATTCATACTAAATAAAATTATTCTGCAGTTTTTTTCAGTGGAGCTCATGCTTACCAAAGTGCTATCTCTTATCCTGGTATCAATTGAGGTCATGAGCATAAACGAAAACTACAAAGCAGTGAAAGGATTGGACCTATGGCAGGCAATGAAGAACTTGTTTGCTAGAGCTAAGGATATTAAAAAAGAGGTCGATGAAATTAGACACGAGCAAGATATTACAGGAACGCCTATCTAATAGTCAGTACTTCCATGAGGAGTCTGAGAAAAAACAAATCTATCTACACCACACTGCAGGCAATGGGAACCCCGTAGCTGTATCTAGGTGGTGGAATAGTAATGGGGATAGGATTGCTACCGCATTTGTAGTGGGTGAGAAAGGATCTATTGTGCAGTGCTTTTCATCTAAGCATTGGGCCTACCATCTAGGCATAGATAGTCAAGACTTTTCTGCTCATGGACTCAAGTACCAAAACCTAAACAAGCTATCAGTAGGTATTGAGATATGCAATTGGGGTCCATTGAAGCTAAAGGATGGAAAGTACTACAACTATGTCAAGGGAGTGGTGGACCCGTCAATGGTAACCACATTAGATACACCCTACAAGGGTAACAAGTATTGGTACAAATATACGGATGAGCAGATAGAAAGCACTCGCCAATTGGTGGAGTACCTGTGTGATACCTATGATATTCCCAAGGCATACCGGGCTGAGATATTTGCCATTGATAAAGAGGCATTCAAAGGTACTGCAGGGATCTACACGCATAACAGTGTACGTAAAGATAAGGCAGATATTTACCCATGCCCTAGAATGATTAAGATGTTACAAAGCCTATGAGATATTTGATACCTATACTCATCCTGTTATCCTGCTCCGCTCCTAAGCGTGCTCAATGGCACTACAAGAAAGCACTTAAGAATGGATTGCAAGTAGTCCAGGATAGTGATACCATCCGCATAGCTACTGTGGACTCATTCCCAATAGTACACAATGACACTATCTTTTGGGAAAAGTTCATCGCGTATCGCGATACGGTAATAAAGTTCAATAACATCTATGTACCTAAGACTAGATGGCAAACAAGGATTGAGTACAAGGAACGGGTAAAGACCTTAAAGATTAAAGGTGATACACAATGGAAAACAGCCAAGGCTAAACAGGTAGTCAAGTATAAAATACTATGGTGGCCTGTTATTGTTTCGTTTATTCTAGGTATATTGCTCCGTTTTTTAATCCAAAAGGGGCTACTTGACAGGATTGCCCTGCTGTTTAAGCTATGAGAAAAAGACTATTTTACGATATTGAGACCTCTTTCAATGTCGGAGTATTCTGGAGAACAGGATACAACCTAACCATTAACCCTGGGGATATCATTCATGAACGGGCTATCATCTGCATATGCTACAAATGGGAGGGTGAAGAGGAAATTCACAGCCTAACATGGAGCAAATCACAGAGTGATAAGAAAATGATTGAGGCATTTGTCAAAGTACTTCATGAAGCAGATGAGATTGTAGCACACAATGGTGATAGGTTTGACCTCAAATGGATACGCACAAGAGCTTTATTCCATGGCATTGGTGTTATGCCATCCCCTAAGACAATAGACACGCTTAAATGGGCTAAAAGATACTTCAATTTTAACAGCAATAAACTAGACTACATTGCTAAGCTACTCAAGGTAGGGGCCAAGATGGAAACAGGAGGCCTTGACCTGTGGAAAGATATAGTATTTCGCAAGGATCAAGAGGCACTTGATAAGATGGTTGAGTATTGCAAGATGGATGTGCAGGTCCTTGAGTCAGTATTTGAGAAACTCAACAGCTATGCCTTAGTAAATCATAACTATGCAGTGCAATATGGTGGTGATAGATACGAATGTGCAGAATGTGGTGGCATTAATCACCGGTACAATAAGAAAGTAGTCACAGCTGCAGGAACAGTGCACCATTGGCTCCAATGTAGAGACTGCAAAAAGCATAACAAAGTAAATCACCTGGTGTTCACTAAGTATCAGGAGTATCTTTACACCCGTAAGAAAAACATTTCATAAGGTTATCCCATTATTTTTACTGAGATTATCCCCTTATAGCACCCATAAGTGCGGTAGTTTATCCCTTTTATTACCCATTATAATGTGAGTTTCACGTTATTACCCTGTTTTTATGTCATTTTCACCACAATTCTACACTTATAATGTGAGTTCCTTATCTTAAATTTGTGCATAACTAAAAAAAAATGTGCAAAATAATTTGCGGATATGAAACTTTTTATATCTTTGTCAAGTATTAACACTTAAAAATTATTTATGAAACAGTTTGAAAGAGCCCTTGACTTTATCAAGACCAACCAAAACAACGCAGAAACACTTGCTTTATTCTTAGAGCAACTGCTTGTAGAAGCTACTGAGGAAATGACCCAGACAGCATTAGATAACACTGAAGATTTTTTAGACATCCTAAACGTAAACAAATGAAAAAAGAACTATTAAATGTAGTAGCAAGTTTTGCTGTGGTCGTGGGTACCATGGTAGCAATGTATCACACTTTAATCTTAATGATATGCAAGTAAGTATAGAAAATAACAGAGCATATTTTGACTTTGATGAGGTTCATGGGAATTGTGAGTTCAAGATCACTAACATTACGGATGAGGACTATGAGGTGGAGCTGAGTGAAATACAAGCCACTCAAGTTATTGGTGAGGTGGAGCTTGACTACATCCTTAATGACATGCAACTTGACCAACTCAATGAGGAGATTATTTGGTGCATCCAGGATACTAACATGGTTAGAGATATGCAGGACTTTGAGAATTACTTTGATGAGGATGAATGGAGGTATAATGCATAGAGACCTCACAGAGATGGCGAGATGGTGGACCAAGCAGTCATTTGCAGGAGACAAGGGAGGCTCCTTTAATACCTCCCTATATTTAGAATACTTAAAATGTAAAAACTCATGTACAGATTACTCTACTATTATGACTCAAGGCTCGCAGAGAGCTATGACTTCCCTACCAAAGCCTTGTGTCATTGGAAAGTCAACCAATTCAGGGCAGCAGGAACTCATATTTACGGACACTTTGTAATTACCAAGATATGCGACAGGATAAAATACTAGAAATACTCTACCCATACATCCCTGCTCAAGTACTTGGAGACTATCTTGGGTTGACTGTATCTCAGGTGTACAACAGAACGTACAAAAGAGGTATTAAGAAAGACCCAAAGATAAAGAAAGAGATTAACCGGTCTTTGATATTAAACGCAGGTAAGCACACAAGATTTGAGAAAGGCAATAAGTCATGGAACGAGGGCAAAAAATGTCCTAATTTACTCCTTACCAATGCAGCCAAGACCATGTTTAAGCCTGGTAATAAGCCTCACAATACTAAAGAGGACAATGCCATGAGCATACGCAAAGATACTAGCGGTAGATTGTACTACTACAGTAAGCTTGCAGATAGCAAATGGGTGCTCACTCATAGATTGATGTGGGAGCAGGCCAATGGACCCATCCCAGCTAAACACATTGTACGGTTTATTGATGGCAACACCATGAACTTACAGATATCTAACCTTGAGTGCATCCCAATGAGTGAGAATGCCAACCGTAACACACTACACAGGTTCCCTGATGACCTAAAAAAACTAATCAGACTAAAAGCTAAATTAAACAAAACAATAAAAAACAAACAAAATGGCGAGAAATAAAATGAATGACTTGAGAGACCACTTATTTGCAGCTCTTGAGAGATTGGACAATGATGAACTGAATGCGGATGATCTACAAAAAGAGATTGAAAAAGCACAGGCAATCAGTGGCCTAGGTAATGTTATTATAAATTCAGCTAAGATTGAGGTGGACTTCATGAAAGCAACAGGAATGATAAGCACTACCTCGGACTTATTCAAAGGAGTTAATGACCCTAAAAGATTGGAATGATGAGAGGAGAAATAGATGAGACAGTATTTGAGCTCACAAAGCTGCAGAATGAGGATCTAATGAATTTAATCCTGGAATACCAACTAAACACTCCGAGCAGGATAGAGTCAGTGACATACAAGAGGTACTACCTGTACAATTTCATGTACAACTACCGGCACATGACATACAGCATGATTGGTAAGTTCTTCAACCGAGACCACAGCACAGTGATACATGGAATGAGAGAGCACAAGTATTGGTATGACAAAAAAGATGAAAGGTACATGAAGTACATCCACCCATTGCCTGACCTGATTAAGCAAAAGCGTGACGATATAAACATCTTTGATGTCAGTGTCATGCCAATGTGTGACGAAGAGGCAAGGGTCACAATCACAGGTAACTACCCTCCAAAGTTATTAACAAAATTCACAGATAAGATGACTACAAGCGAGATTGTGTCTATATTTGAGGACCATAATTTTTTAAGGGTTAATATGGGGGAGGGGGTCTAGGCTCCCTCTTTTTTGTGACAGTGTGACGATGGGACGGTTCTCTTATATAGGGTCCTTAAAAAATAGACCACTAAAAAAGTTTGCGTTCTGGAAAATTTACCGTCTTATCGTCACGCTTTGCCTGAAACCCAATACAGCATTAGTTTATAGCCGTGACGATAAAATAAAAACATCGTCACAAATTGTCTTTTATCGTCTTTTTTAATACTTTTACAATATGTTTAACCCTAAAATATCAGTCTTTCGCAGTTTGTTTAACAGCAAAGAGACACCTTTCACACTTGAGGCAATAGAAGTGTACAACAGAATCAAGCAAGGCAACCCCGAGCTAATTGGTAAAATAAATAAACTTAGAGCAGGGGATACTGACAGCAAAATGCAGCTCATGGCTATCATGTTTAACGGTACATTTAGTGAACGCAAGGATGATGGACTCATTCAGCATAGTGGTTTGTGTGTCCTAGACTTTGACAAGTACCCTGATGCTAAGACCATGGCAGCAGAACGCAAGAGGCTGATGGATTGCCCCTATGTTTATATGATGTTCACTTCACCTAGCGGAAATGGACTTAAGGTAGTTATACGTACACCTGAAAGCACTAAGTTTGAACACAAGCGGAGGTTTGAGGCATACAAGGAATACATCAACAGTGATTATTTTGACGTTGCTAACAGTAATGTGTCAAGGGTTTGCTTTGAAAGCTATGACCCTGATGCCTACCTTAATGAGTTCTGCGAAGTATTCCAAGGTATTACCCAGGATAAAGGATACCACAAGGCAGAAAAGATAGCGGTGCTACCCATTGCTAATGAAGATCGTATCATTGAGCTAATCATGAAGTTTAACCATGGCAAGTTTGAAGATGGTCGCAACAATTGGACCTACAAAGTTGCATGTTGTATGTGCGAGTATGGGGTGGATAAGTATGCAGCCAAAAACTACCTGCTCCAATATCAACAGGATGGATTTGAAAGCAATGAGATTAACTACACCGTAGAGAATGCATACAAATCAAGTAACTTTAATATCAAGTACTTTGAAGATGCACAAACAGTTAGCAAGGTAAAGCTAAAACTTAAAGAGGGAGTTAAGGATGAGGATATCCAAAAGCAGTTAGGTGTTACCGGGGCCATCATTGAGTCAGTAAAGGAAGAGGTGCAGAATAGTGACGATGTGTTTTGGCAGGCTGATGGTAAGAAAATTACTATCGTGCCGCATGACTATGCTATATTCCTGCACAAACATGGCTTTGCTAAGTACTATCCTGAGAGAAGTAACAAGCCTACCTATGTGTACATTGAAGAGAACAAGGTATCTGAGAGCTCAGTGGAGCTAATCAAGGACTTTGTGCTTAAGTACTGCCTAGCCAAGGGTGAACTTGACGTATACAATCATTGTGCTAAGAGTGCTCAGCTCTTCACTGAGTCACACCTGAACATGCTTGAGTCTATTGAGATGCGAATACTACAGGACAGCAGGTATGTATCTTACATCCCATTCAACAATGGAGTGGTGGAGGTCACAAAGGACAAGGTGGAGCTGTTGAGTTACATTGATATTGATGGCTACATCTGGAAAGAGCAAATCATTAAGAGAAACTTTACACGACTGCCGTCTCATGATAACAATTTTCAGGATTTTGTACATAAGGTATCAGCCCAGGATAGTGAACGTATCAAAGCAATGGAGTCAACACTTGGATATTTGATACACACGTTCAAAGATAAGACAGACCAAAAAGCTATCATCTTTAATGACCAAGAGATAGATGATAACCCTAATGGAGGGAGTGGTAAGAGCTTGATGTTGACAGCCATCGGTAATATCCGTAAGATTATTAAGATAGATGGCAAGGCATACAACCCATCTAAGAATGACTTTGTGTATCAGAGGGTCAACATGGACACTCAGGTCTTAGCCTTTGATGATGTTAAAAAACACTTTGACTTTGAGCAGTTATTCTCACTGATCACTGAGGGGATACCGGTCAACCGAAAAAATAAGGATGAGATATACATCCCATTTGAACGTTCACCAAAGATTGTCATCACTACAAACTATGTGATTAGTGGAGCAGGTACCTCCCATGACAGGAGGAGGCACGAAATAGAGTTCTTTCAGTACTTTAATAGTCAACGGAACCCACAGGATGAGTATGGCAAGCTACTATTTGATGAGTGGAGTAAGGATGAGTGGTCGCACTTTGATAACTACATGCTATCTAACCTACAGATGTACTTGCAGAATGGATTGGTTAGGAGTGTATCCATCAATGCGGATGCTAAGAGGTTTATCCAGAATACTTGCAAGGAGTTCTATGACTTTGTAATGGATGGGAATATAGCCCTAGATGTGAGACACTACAACAAATCATGCACTGAGTCATTCCAAGCAGATACTAATGGCTTCAAGGACCTAGACAGCAGGAAGTTTATCAAATGGGTGCAGGTATATGCACTCTACAAGGGATATAAGTTCACTAAGAATAAGGACCACCATGGCAGATACTTTGAATTAACGAAAGATGATAACCAATGACAAATACATTAAAACTACTCTTGCTAGTTAGCATACTAGCAGGGTGCAAGGCATCAGAAAAATGTGATGCATACGGATACATTAAGATGGATCAATACGACTACATTCAGATAGTAGGCTACACTGATACCATCCCTACCTTTGGCGAGACATGGATGCAACTACCCAAGGGAGAGTACCAGGTCAAAGCATGGAAACAAAATGAGGAGTATCTATTAAATGTTAAGCTATAAGATGAAAAAAGAATATAAATTGTTAATGCATGAGTTAAAGATTAAACGCTATGCCATTACTCACCCAAATTTTCCACAAGATTATATACCAAAAACCATGTATAAAGACAGCACAGCAAACGGATTGACCAGGGCAATCTGCGACTACATTAACTATCATGGATATCAAGCAGAACGCATCAACACCATGGGAACAGCTCGTGAGAAAAAGACCACAGCCGGTAAGGTCATAGGTGTTACCTGGACAAAGGGCACCTCTACTGCAGGGAGTGCCGATATATCTGCTACCATCAAAGGGCGTTCAGTTAAGATAGAGGTCAAGATTGGCAAGGATAGGCAGTCAGAGGCTCAGAAGAGATACCAAGAGAACATAGAGAAGGCAGGAGGTACCTATATAATAGCTAAGGATTTCGATAGTTTTGTTGAGTGGTATAATCAATTCATACAGTCATGCAACTAGATACTGATATTCTAGATAGAATGATAGATGAGCTAAAACCACATTGGACTAGAGATAAGCTCAGAGAATTAGATGTAAGATTCTGGATGAGCCCAGAGTATGAATATGAGCATAGCCATTATGATGGATTTATAGTTCATAAGAGCCCATTACTAAAAGGAGAATATATATATTTTGCTACTGAGTTAAAATTTTTAGCACATTTTTTATCTTAGTGAATGTATTATTTGTATATTTGTAGAAATTAACACCTTAAAATTATGACAACAAGGAAAACAGCTCAAGCTGAAGAGCCAAAACCAGCACTAAATATCTATCAAAAATTGCACTGTGCTAAGCAGTCAATGGGTAAAGTCATTAAGAATGCCACTAACCCACATTTCAAGCGTTCATACGCTGATATTAACAGCATCATTGATACGGTTGAGCCTATCCTAATGGATTGCGGCCTAATCTTAATGCAGCCGGTACTACATGGTAAGGTCATTACTAGGATAATTGATGTAGAAAATGGGGAGAGTGTAGAGAGTGCACTTGAATTGCCTGCTATTTTAGATCCGCAGAAGCTACTTAGCTGCATTACTTACTTCCGTAGAGGAACATTAGTGAGTTTACTATCTTTACAGGCTATAGATGATGATGGTGAGACTGCAAGCAAGGCACCAAAGGCAAAGCCTACGCTAGATGGTGAGAGATGGGATAAGGCACTGAATGCTGTGAAAGCAGGTAAGTTCACACCTGAGCAGATTAAAGAGATGTACAACCTAACTAAAGAGCAGGAGGCACAGCTATGAAGTTTAACTCTCATAAACTAGGTAAGTTAATGACCTCCTCCCGTACTAAGGGGGAGGCATTGAGCCAAACAGCTAAGAGCTATATTATTCAGAAAGCCAAAGAGGATTTCTTTGAGTATAAGAATGAGATAAACAGCAAGTACCTGAGTAAGGGATTAGCTCAGGAGCAGGATTCAATTGACCTTCTGAATCTAGTGAGGGTTGAAAGCTATACTAAGAATGAGGAGAGAGTAGAAAATCAATGGCTAACCGGGTGCTGTGATATTATCACTGATACGCTAATCATAGATATCAAGACATCATGGTCCTTAGACACATTTCCTGCGACTAGCTATGAGCTAAAAGACATATCAGATTATGAATGGCAGGGTCGTGCCTATATGTGGTTATATGATAGACCTTATTTCGAACTATCATATGTGATGGTTTCCACTTCACCTGAGCTATTAGGTGAGTATGAGAATGCATCCATTCATTATGTTGAGCATATTGAGCCATCTAAGCGTATCACATCGATTCGATTTGAAAGAGATAAGGAGCTTGAAATTCAGATGGCTGAGAGGCTTATCCTAGCTACTGAGTTCTATAATGAGGTTATCAATCAATTAGAAAGCAAATGATAGATCAGCAAGTGATAGAGCAGATACTTGAATTAATTAATCGTAGTGATTTGAATGAAGTATTTTTTATTCGTAAAGATAAACTTTATAGAGCACCTTATGACTATATACCAGGTGTTTATATTCTATTTAATAAAGATGAGATAGTATATATTGGAAGTACGGTTAATTTATTTCAAAGAGTATTACATCATAAAAATGCTATACCTTATTCAAAAAAATTAACAAAACCAATGAAATGGGATAGTGCAATATGTATTGCTATGAATGGAGATCGTGATGTATATTTTAAGAATGAACAAAAATTAATTGAGTTTTTTAAGCCTAAATACAATAGGCAATATATAACTGAAGAAAATAAAAGAGTTTTAATTAATCAAGATATTGAGACAATTAATCAAGATATTGAGACAAAAAGTAAATTTAATAAGAGCGCAATAGATATTAACATTCACATTCATTTTACAAACTCAATAGTTAATCAAAGATATACATTTACTGAAACATTAAATAAGTATTTAGAACATTTCGAGGATAAGCAAATTAAAATGAGAATGAAAAAAAAGTGCTTAGAGTGGTTTGATAATAATGAACTATTAATCAATTAAACAATAAATAATGAAAACAAGAGAAGAATTTTTTGAGGCAGCAGTAATAGCTGCCATGCAAGGCCTACTGGCTGCATCAGGGCACTATAGGGATGAGCTGATTAAAAACCCATGTGAGTATGTGGCTAATGCTGCAAGGCAATACGCTGATGAGCTCACTGAGCAGCTTTATGGTCCTGAGTTACCGGTGATTAAAGAACGTTTATTTTAAGCTATGAAAGAACAGACAGCAGTAGAGTGGTATGCTGAAGAAGCAATGCGATTAGAAATAAAAAAAACAAAAGATAATATATCAGTTTATCAAATGCTTAATGAATTATCTAATGTTTTAAACCAAGCCAAAGCAATGGAGTCCAAACAAAGATTAAAGCACCTATTGCTTATAGGGAAAGTAACTGAGATACTTGGCTTTGATAAGGTAGTAGAACTATTAAAAGAATGTAATAACGAAATAATATGAAAGCAACACTTGAATTCAATCTACCTGATGATCAGGCAGAACACTACTGTGCCATCAAAGGCCAGGATATGCTAAATGTACTATGGGAGCTCAAAGCAGAGCTCCGTAGTATGCTGAAGTATGGAGACCTACCTGAGCAGCAATATGAGATAGTGGAGAAAATACAGGACTTCCTAATCAGTAGCCTAAATGATAACGAAGTAAACCTTGACAAATGAGATACCCTATAATTTTCTTATCAGCTCTAGTCATAGAGATATGCTCTACATTTTACATTAGATTTGTATCTGAGGGCAATGCACCTGGTATGATATTCTTTGCAGCCATTGGTCCATTCCTTGGGCTCCCATTCCTAGGCTACATGATTGAGGCTACCAATTGGAATGAAAGGGTGTTCAATGCAGTTGCACTGAGTTTAGGGTACATAGTAGGAACAGTAATAGTAATAACTTTAATACAATGAAAAACAGAAACTTAAACCACAGTGATAATTGGGCTACCCCAAAAGAATTTTATGATAAATTAAATTTAGAATTTAATTTTGATTTTGATCCTTGTCCTTTATGTGAAACTGAAATAACTCCTGATAAAGATGGATTACTAATTGAATGGGGTAAACGAAACTATATTAATCCGCCTTATAGCAAAAATTTGAAAGCAGCCTTTGTATTAAAAGCAATTGAAGAAAGTAAAAAAGGCAAGTTATGTGTTATGTTATTACCTGTAAGCACTAGCACAAAATTATTTCATGAACATATACAACCAAACGCGAAAGAAATACGATTTGTCAAAGGCCGTATTAAATTTATTGGATACAATACAAAAGGAGAATTTGTTAATGATAAAGCGCCTATGCACGATAGTATGGTCGTTGTTTTTGGATAACTAATAACTTTAATACAATGATTATATTAGCATCAATTTTACTAGCCCCTGCAATAGTGTGGGGTTGGATTTCAACAATAAACTATATCAAATACATAAACAACCATGAGTAAATTCAAAGGAGAGGTGGTATTCATTACCCCAACAACGTCAGTATCTGACAAATTTAAGAAGAGAGAGGTAACTCTAAAAAGCCAGGATGAGTATCCGCAGTACGTCACGTTCCAATTAACACAGGACAAGTGCGACCTAGCTAACAACCTGAAAGCAGGTGAGGTAGTAGAAGTGAGCTACAACCTACGGGGTCGTAGATGGGAGGCACAGGATGGCACCATCAAGTACTTCAACTCTATCGAAGCATGGACCATGAGCCTTAGCTCCAAAACTGAGCAGAGCCCTATTGATAAACTAACCAAAGACTTAGACCTTGAGAGCAGTGACGATTTACCTTTCTGAGCAGCAGGAGCTGTCCGATTGGATGAGAAGAGAGATTAACGGAATGCTAGGCAAACGCTACAAGTTAACTCACCTATCTGAAGATATGAATGTCAACTATGCCAAGCTTTACCGCTTCATGAGAGGAAAAAATGTAGGCACGGAGATTTATGATTCATTTTTTAGAGTATATTTGAGGCAATGGAACTCCTAACTCTGATACCTTTGGCATGGTGGTGGTGCAATTTCGAGCCACTCCAAGCAACCTTAACAAGGATATACATGTCCTTTATACCTGGCACATGGGCCATACAACTACTAGATGCGTTGAGCTGTAGTAAGTGTGTGGCCTTTTGGCTTACATTGGCATGGCATCAGGATTTTATCCTAGCCTGTCAAGCAGCACTGGGTGCCTATGCATTAGAATTATGTTTGAACAAACTGACATAGAGATAGTAGATAAGATTGATGCACAATCGGATGCTGTGAAGTACTCTAAGCATTCATGTGTTCAGCTCTACAAGATACGTCAAAAGTATGATGGCCCACAGCCTAGGGAATGCTTTTGTGCATCGGTGAGACGAAAGGTGTGGTACAAGGACTTCATGAATTGGTATGAAAAAAGTCTTAGACAGGTACATCAATAACCACTACGATGAGGTCAGGGCTTATACCCTGTACTTTCTCACCAAAATGGGGAGCAATATCGAGGCGGATACAGTTATCAATAATTCATACCTCCATGTGCTAACCATCAATGAGGATGCAGAGAGTGAGGACCAGGTGAAAAGCTATCTGCTCAACACCATCAAGTATCAAATCCTATGGAACACGTCACTGAGCCACAAGGATGATAGGGTGAACTCAATGGAGTATGAAGATAAAGATGAGGTAGATGATGAGCAGGATCTACATGCTAAGATATTGGAGGATAAAATCTACTCTACACACAAAGGGATGATTGAGATATACCGCAGTGAGATATCTGACCACGTTCACAGGATAGTATTTGAGGCATACATTGATAAGGGATACACCACAGCTCGAGCAATGGCTAAGTACTTTGATATTCCTGTGACATCAGCTCATTACCTGATTAAAGAAATTAAACAAAATTTACGCAAATTACAATATAGGTATGAGACTATCTCAAATAATTAGTATCTTGGCAACATTCACTGCCTTGACCGGTGCGTTCTTTCTAGTTAGAGAAAATACCACAATGGCAATGAGAGCCTTTGGGCTATGGATAGTGCTATATTACGCATGGTTATTTACACAAGAATACGAATATGACAAAGAAAGTAAAGAGTGAGTATCTAGGCCAGTACATGGTCCGATACAATCCGTTGGGGTTTGAAACTCCATTCACGGTAACAGAAGAAACAGCTGAACAGGCAGAGTATTTAACATCGGTAGGTTTTGGCTATCTCTTTGAAGATGCAGAGCCTAAGAGTAAAAAGTACAAAGCAGTAGAGAACGAGGGTAATGAGGCCTAAACACATCGAGACCCCCGAGGCAATGTGGGATCTATTTGAAGCCTACAAGAGATGGTGCAAGGAAAACCCTAGGTACTCCTATTCCCTATCCACTAAGACGGGTGAAGCTACAGCAGTTCCATTAGAGAGACCGCTTACTCAAGTGGGATTCAGGACTTTTGCAGCAGATAAGGGGCAAACAGTGAATGATTATTTCTGCAACAAGGATGGTCGATATTCTGAGTATGCCACAATCTGCTCACGCATAGAGGAAGCAATCCGCATGGACCAAATCGAGGGAGGTATGACAGGTCAGTACAATGCATCCATTACTCAACGACTCAACAACCTAACTGAACGGGTGGACACCACAACCAAGGGAGAAAAGATAGACAGCATCAAGGTGACCATAGTCCGACCGGATGCAGATTGATTTCATGTGTGCAGTGGTGGAGGATTACATCTACCGAATGAAAGGAGTCCAGGTAAAGATAGATAGAAGAGCTGTAGCAAGTGATGGCAGGCAGATGGCTATGTTAATGCATGCATACCAAATAGCATCTAATGGAGATAAAGAGCACAGTCATATTTGAGAAAAACTACGAGGCACTGAATGACCCTAGCCTTAGGTTTGTAATTAACGAGGGAGGGAGCAGGAGCTCTAAGACCTACAGCCTTTGTCAGTTGGTTATCATATACTGCCTGCAGAACAACAACAAGGTAGTATCTATCATTAGAAAGACGTTCCCTGCTTTGAGGGCTACAGTGCTCAGGGACTTCATTGAGATACTCAAAGAGCTCAACATCTATTCAGTGGAGGACCACAATAAGTCTGAGCACATCTATACGTTCCCTAATGGGTCCATTGTGGAGTTCTTTAGTGTGGATGATGAGCAGAAGATACGGGGCCGCAAGAGAGACATAGCATGGTGTAACGAAGCCAATGAGCTGTACTTTGATGACTTCACTCAGCTGAACATGAGAACAGAGTCCAAGCTAATCTTTGACTATAACCCAAGTGAAAGCACCTCATGGTTGTATGAGCTACCAACGGAGGAAAGCATACTCATCAAGTCAACCTACAAGGACAACCCATTCCTACCTCAAAGCATTAGGTCACAGATAGAGGACCTCAAGAGAACGGATGAAGCCCTGTATCAAATCTATGCACTCGGTGAGAAAGCAATCAGCAAGAGTAACATATACTCCAATTGGTCATTCATACCACACCGTCCTGCTAGGTTTGTGAACTACGTCTATGGGTTGGACTTTGGATACAATCACCCCACTGCACTCATGCGAGTCTATTGGTGTGACAATGACATCTACATTGAGCCTGTGATATATGAGAGCTACCTCACTACTCCCATGCTCATAGACAAGATGCAAAGCTTCAACGTGGAGAAGACCATCACCATAGTAGCAGATTATGCTAGACCTGAAATCATAGCCGAGCTAAACAACGCAGGATACGATGTTCAGAACGCAAACAAGGTGGTCAAGAAAGGGATAGACAACATCAAGACATTCGGGGTCCTATGCCAGGATGACAAGGCACTCAAGAAAGAGTATGAGAATTACAAGTGGAAAAAAGTAGGGGACATGATAACGGATGAACCGGTCAAGATGTTTGATGATGCCATGGATGCAATCAGGTATGCCACTACTCACATCCGACAGGAGTACTATACGGATGACAGCTACTATGCGTTTTAGAAACACTTTGGCTGCATAGAATAATATAGGTATGGCAATGTTCACTATAGCTGTACCACAGGTGTTAACTCCTGCGTACAACCCGATTAAGTTTTTCTTTGCGAGTACCAACTCAGGCTTTGCAGGTTTCAAGTTTATCTTTGACATCTATGAGAGTGGTACCACTAATCAAATAGCAGAGTATAGGGTGCTACCTAATGCCAGTACATTCTATGGTGAGATTGACCTAAGCAAGCTACTACAATCTAAGGTAAGCTTTGACTTATTCCCATATAACACCACAGTATACGATGCACCTAACAGCCATTACAAGTATGATGTCAAGGTAGGTGAGGAGTACCTAACCATAGTTCAGTATACAGCATCCCTAACTAACAACGGAGGTAACGTACAGATTAACGTAACCAACAGCTTTGTGGCAGGTGATCAGATAGTCATTGCTCAATCAGATGGTGGGGTAGCTAACCCTAACCTTGAGGGATTGTTCACTGTGCTATCAGTTGGTGTAGGTTTCTTGGTAGTTAATAGCCCTTGGTCATTGGTAACCAATGCAGCAATCAATGGTGATATCACCTATGCCGATGGTAGAAAGACTGTAACTAGGAACATACTAATCAAGGCAAACAACTATGTATTCAATGGTGCACTACCTTGGACTCAATGGCCTTACTACTTATTTAGTAACTACTTCCTAACGAGTCCATCAGATAGCTTCTTGACATCATGCCCTACTAAAGAATTCTACTGCACACTATCTCAGGACTTGTGGATGAACGCAGTGTATGGTGGACCAGGAGCAGGTACTCACAAGATTATATTTACCAATGATGGTGGTGAGGTGTTTGAAAAGAATGTCACTGCCACTGACCACGTAACAGGTAACGCTGTAGGTCCTAACAACTTAGGACCATTGACTGCTATCTCAGGTACACTGCCATTGATTAAGCCTACCACTCAATACTATCTGTATTACTATGAGCACAATGGTAACCAAGTTACACAGCCATACCAGGTTAACATAGATCGCAGAACACAGATGCAGGAGTACAGCATCATATTCCTTGACCGCTATGGCTCATGGGGTAGCTTTGCATTCACAGGTAGAGCATACGAAAGAGGCACAGTACAGCGTGAGCAATACAACATGGATGTAGCAGGATACATTGACTCAGGGTCATGGAACTACAACCTAACAGATAGAGGATACATCAACAGCTATGTGAGTGTAGATAACACCATTGACCTCAATACTGATTGGATGACTGAGGATATGGCTACCTACTTCACTGAACTTATTAGCTCACCATACACATACTTCAAGGTAAGCAACTATGATGAGAGCTGTGATATACCAGCAAGCACTGAGTATATCAGCTGCAATATAGTTACCTCATCATTTGAGAAATACAAGCAACGGAATAAGAACTTAATCAAGCAAAGCATTACTATTAAGCTAGCTAATAACGACATGGTCAATGGTTAGGATACAACTAGCAACAGGCTACCTTGATGTTAAGGAGGGCACTTCATTCCCTTTGACATTTCAGGTAGGAGACATCAGAGATATAAGTCAAAGGAAAGGTAACTTCTCTAAGACTATTGTATTGGTAGGTAGTAAGAATAACAATGACCTACTGAACCACTACTATGATGTTAACATCCAAGCCGGTACCTTTGACATCAATGCGGTTACTACTTGCTCAGTTATTCAGGATGGAATACCAGTCATGGAGAACGCTAGCCTACAGCTCACAGCTGTTAAAAAGGTACAGCTCACAGATGGGTATGAGGAGCATGTGGAGTATGAGGTATTGGTCAAGGAAAGCAAAGCAGATTTCTTTACAGCTATCAATAACCTTGAGCTAACCGATATAGACTTCAGTGACCTCAACCATACATACGATGCGTTTAATGTGGTGAACAGATTTACCAACACTGAGGTGGATGGCTTCAAGTACTTCCTCCCTGGTAGTGGGGATGCGTTCTACAGCACTCAGGAGTTCAAGCCTGCTATCTTTGCTAAGACTTACTTTGACCGTA